TTGTGTAATATGCTCTAATGTACTTGCTTGCGCCAGTATCATAAGCGATAGCATAATCATCATAGATAGTGCAAACAACTGTAAAATTGCTTTCTGCTGTATTTAAGGCATCGAATAAAAGGTCAGCCTTATCGCCATCAGAAAGTTTAAACAAATTCTTTTTCATCTTTTTGCTCTCCTCCTTTACTTTAGAATTTTTGATATAATCATATAAATCTTTAGCATCCTTATACAATGAGAAGAATGCAGAGCCTTCGAAACAAGGCTCAACCTCATCACCGAGAACTTGAAGTCCTAGCAGATGACCTTTCTGGAACTCGAAATAAGGTTGCATGTCCCCGTCCCAAATTTTCCATTCTCCTTCTAAACCTTTTCTGTGGATTTCCATTGACTGAGATTTTCCAGAGATTAGGTTTGCTTCAGGATAGAGAGCGGTGTAGAGAATAACATCTGCACAAGCATATTCTCTTTCTACCCCATCAGCATCAAGATGTTTCTCCCATGCAAAATTTGGATTTTCGGAAACTACGCCATATATCTGTCCATCAGAATTTTTCTTGCCGTGGTCGCCATAGTCCATTTCTTCCTTATCGAAAATTCCTTTAATAGGAGCATAAGGAAGAGACTCTATTAGCTGGGCTGCGAAATCTTCTGATATAAATGTACGATTTCGGTTAAGTCCCTTATAAAAAATGCGTACTCTGCATTTAGATAGGGTGTCAGAGATAGGCTCAGTGTTACCATAAAGAGTAACATCAAGCTAACGCAGACTATCGTTAATTTCCATTACTTATTCTCACCTCCATCACCCTTCTTTTTCTGCAGCAGTACCACTTTTACCTGCATTGCTATCTGTGGACTAAGAAGCTTTCTTTTCCTTAGATTCCGCAGTTTTCTTTGCAGCAGTAGAATCGTTACCAGAACCACCATCGCTCTTAGGGGCGGCAGCAGAACCAGCTTTAGCAGTAATGGCGTTAGTTTTACCAGACTAAGTATATGCTGATTGAAGCGGCTTAAGAATCTCATCAAAGTCAAGTACATCATTTTCAAGCGCCTTAAGGTCTGCCAAGCTTGTCTGGTCAAGTCCAGTTGCCACGATAGGCATAATAAAGGAGTAACCAAATGCCGCCAAATCTTTAGCTTTTGATGTGTACTCGTAAGCATTATAGAAACTTACTGGCAAAATTAACAGTTTGAATGACACCTTGCGGTTGCCAAATTTATTATTTAACAAGGCAGTAAAAAAGTGTCCGAACTTCTTTCCAAGTATCATCATCATAGACAGGTCGTTGTTCAAGGAGAAGGTTAAACCTGAATCTGAATCCGCACTAAAGAGTTCCTTTGATACGCCCGCAGAATCATAAATTAACTGTTGAGCTTGTTCAACGTCGGTTTTTTCGCCAACGTCGCCACTAAGGTCAAGCAAGCCAACCTTACCGTAGGAAGTAATAACATCAGCATCAGGGTTATTAGCAATCATTTCCAAAACACCTTCATGCATTTCTGATGCTTCCTCTGGTTCGAATACAAGATTCATACCATCATGAGGAATTTCCTGAGTAATAATTCTTTTAAGTGAGAGAAGATTTCTCTCTTTATTAATTTCCTTGTAATCCTCCAAATCATCAATAAGAGGAATTAAGTCAAGGAAGAATGGACTTTCTTCAAATAAACAGAAGTAAATGCCGAGTTCAGCAGGAAGGAAAATCCAAGGATTTTCGCCTGTTCGCTTATAGTCTCTATAACCTTTCTAAATACATTTAGGATAGGTTTTGAGAATTTCTTTACGGAGTTCAGAATCGGGAACTTGTGCATCGAAGAAACGAACATCAAATTCGACAATATCAACGTCCTAAGCGTTTTTAAATCGGCTACGGCAGTATTCAAATGGAAGGTCTTGAATTGCTACGGAAATTCCGCTATCATGAATTATACCATAATAGCCGCCATAGACAAGAACATCTTTTGCGAATACCGCACTTTTTCTTTCTATTCCAAAATTAGAACAAAATTCAGCACCTTCAAAATAAACTTTTTGATTGGCTTTTTCACTAATTTTTAAACCCATCTTTTTCATATGGGGAACTAAAATCCAAGAGTAAGTTAAGAATGTTGCATAATGAAGAATAATTCTTTTGTAAACACCGCTTACAGAAAAGAAATGTTTTGATAACATTGCTTTCTCAACTGCAGAACCTTCATTAACAATTCTTCTGATTTCTTCTTTTGTATAAGAAGAGCGGAATCTACCACGATTAACAATTTCTCTTGAGTTGCTACGTTTTAACGCCGCCTCAGATGTTGCAATCATTCTTTCTATTTCCTTTTTGAAAGTATCAACTCTCTGAGTTCTTAGCTTTGCAAGTTCTTCAGAAGTAAACTTAGGTTCAGCAAATTTAAGAATATCATTTTCTGTCAACGTCCTACACCTCCTCCTCTATGTCCAATGCGGTTTGCTATTCCATTAGAACGACCTGCACTGGTAAAGGCTAAACCTATGCGCGACCCACCTGATAATCCACGATTACGGCGGCGAGACATCGCTTCATTTTCCATCTATACAGCACGATAAACACCCATTTCGAGAGCAGAGAATTTATCCTTTAACATACGCTCATTAATTTGTTCAACAGCGATTTGGTTATTAACACCAGTTGGCTTAATCTTCAAATTCATTATTTCACTAATAAGAATTGAAGTAAGTTCATGCGGCATTAAACGAGCTGTCTTAGCTTCTGGACTCATTCTCTAACCTTTACGAGTTGCGAGAAGTTTAGTTCTGGCGGCTTGTTCTGAAATTAAGAACTTCATATGACCAGAATAAATCTTTGAGTACAAAGCTGAGTGCATATCACTGTTAATCTAACTATTAGCCTTAATACCATAAAGTATTTTAATACATCCTCTCTATTGAATTGGTAAGTATTCGTCTCTATTAAAGAAACCATATGCAGGCCATGTAACCTAAGTCTCAGGGTCATATGTTTCCTTAATCATAGTATCTGCAAAAGCAACACCAAGACCGTTAATATCTATTACGACTTCCTTTGGATTGAACGCCGCAATAAGTCGCTTCAATTCAATAACCTAATGGTCGAATACCTTTTCTTCTTGTGTCTTACCAAGAATAAAGATGTTAACCAAATTAATCTTGTATCCATCGTTTATATTTGGGAAAACTTTGAGGACAGTAGCAACAGTCTAACAACCAAGTCTTGCTACATCCACACTGATAATGTAGAAACTTTCTATACCCTCTCTAACTTTTTCTGAAGTTTCAGGATTAACCAACTTTCTTGCTCTACTCAACTTCTCATAATCGAACCAAGCATCAGCAGAACCACCAACGAATCTACTCATATACTCCTTAGCGAAACCAAGTTCATTAAAGGTTGGAGACATTTTCAACTCAGTTAAGTAATCCTTTGAAAGAAGTCCAGTAAGAACTGGAATACGGTAATCAAAGCCCCAAACGAAAGTTGCGGATGGGTTAATAATTTGCTGTTCAAACAATTCAACAGTTTTGTCATAACAGAAAGTATTCTTCTCAGATGCAGATGTAATCCAAAGCTGAATCTGCTGTGGTTCCTCTGGATTCTTATCTCCGTTAACCATTGGTCGGTCAACGTTAAGAAGAGGAAGAATAATTTCATTAATATCATCAGCATCGTGGTCACGGAACTCATCAAGAATACCACAAGTAGCACGGTTACCACGAGTTGAGTTAAGTGGAGTCATAACGTCGAACAATGAACCGTTCTTAAAAGTTAGTCGAACATAGTCATTTCCAAAATTACCCCCGCCTATGATTTCATCCTTTAACAATGGGAAAATATCCCAAAGTTGGTGAATTTTTTGGTTTGAAATTTTCGCACCTTGAGCTTTACCAGGCGCACACTGGAAAACGTGAGAACCAGGACGGAATACACAAATTAAGTATAAAGCCAAGATACAAATAAACGATTTACCTGCGGCACGCGGCGCGATAGTGAGAACTCGTCCGTAGCGCAAACATGCTCGCAAGAACATTATCTGAAAGAATTTAAGTTTAAACTTAGAACCAATAGGCTTAATCAAATCCAAGTACATATCAGGATAAGCCATAAATAGTTCCATATATTGCTAATACAATTGCAAATGTTTCTTAATTCGACGCTCAGTTAAAACTGCGCCTTTTTCAAGCGGAACACCATCTCGATAGAAAGTCTCTCCTTTTCCTATGAAGAGTTTTTTGGTTTCGAGCATGGCGGCAGGAAATAGTATCATAATCCCACCACCTTAAATATCAATTTCAAACTCTTCAACATCTTTAACTTCATCGGCAAATTTCTCATATTCGCCCCAGTCAAAGCCAGAGTTTGTAAGCTTATCAGCAACTTTTAAGTTCTCAATTCTTTCTGCAATTTCTTCAGCAATACCAGTTTCATTAATATAGAAGTATCTACACCAATAACCAATATCTTTCATTGATTTATCAACTTCATCCTTAACGGCACCACTATAATACTTAGGCTTGAATCCAAGTTTCTCAAGATAGGCGCAAACCTCGCCCCATGAGTTGAACTCACTACCTTCCTTAATTGCTTGTGTAGTAACACCAGCTAAGGTACATAATGACTAATAATTCTTTAGGTCTTTATCAAATTCCAGACCCCCTCTAATCTTCTCTTCAATTATAAGAGAAACCTTACAAAGTTTAAGAACCTAGTCTTCATTAAGAGAACCAACAATACCAGCGGTATTAACAATTCCCTCATACAAGTTTTCAAGATAAGTAATCTACTACTCATCATAGTCGAATCCCCACTTACGCTAAAGCTTTTCTTGTTTCGCCGCCTTAAGTTCAGGTAATCCGTCTTCAACTCTATTTTCTTCTTGTAATTGTAAGTAAGCCTCATTATACATTGACCAGTCAAGCTTCTCATATTTCTTTTCTCTGAAAATGTAAACATAAGAACCAAACGCATCTTTATATCCATGAGCCTTCCACATTTTCTCAAATTCCTCTGGAACAAAAGGAATATCCGCAAGCTGACAAAGTTTGTCAGCCGCGTTCCATCTTTCCTCATCTGACTTACCGCTTAGATAATGTCCTATACAATCGCGGCAAATCGGCATTGAACCATTAAGTAATGGG